ATTACATCAAGTTAGCAACTTGTACTCTTCTGTAATAGAAGTTTTGATTAGCAGCCGCAGGAGCGGTTACATCAATACTACCATCAGCAGCAGTGTTAGCAAATGGGTTTTGAACCATTCCGTATCTAGTCTTAAACCCGATTTTTGGTTGGAAAGTATCTTGACCAACTGCTCTCACCATTTGTAGTGGAACATATGGGCAATAGAATAATCCAGCGTCATAAGGTGATGTACCTTTATAACCAACAACATAGTATTGTTTAGCAGCAACATTCGCAGCATATGGGTCAACATATACTTTAAATCTACCGTTAAGAACACCAGCAAAAGTATTTGCAGTATCGTCAACATTTAGGTTGTTGTTTAATGCAGGAGTATAATCTAAGATACCAGCCATTTGTAAAGCAGAAGCAACATCAGCACTTGTTATGATAATGTTACCTTTCCCTCTACGAGTTTTTTGACCGATCGCATTAGCGTCTCTTTCGAGTTGGAACATCAAACCTTTGAATTTCTCAACAGACCAACGACCGTTTGAGTCAGTATCTAAGTCAAAGATACCTGCATTAGTTGTATTAACCTCTGCACCTTTGTTAGCAACTAAGTAAATAGTTCTAACAACTTCACGGTTGATTTCTGCAAGAATTTCAGTTGATAAAATGTTCGCAAGTTCTGTTTCTGCGTCTAGACCATGGATTGCTTTTAAGTCTTGAGCAAGTTCCATAGTGTACTCTGCTTTAAGAGCACGAGACTTAGCAGTCACGGTAACTTTGTCGATTGAGAATGCCATTTCAGCAAACGCATTAGCAGCAGCATCACCAAGTGCCTCAGCTTGTGCAGTTGACATACCAACTCCAGTAGAGTAGTTGCCAGCAGGCGAGTCATTTAGTAGTGCTGGGTTAGTAGCAGCAAATCCAGTACCTGGAGTTTGCAAGTCACCAGCAGCGTCGTTTGATGAATGGTCTGTGTCCGCTTCGTTGAATAACGCTTCGTCACCAGTTTGTGATGTGAATCTAGAACGCATAGCGAAGATAAGTCCAGTTGGACCTGTCATCGGTTGTACGCCACAGATATCATAAGCAATCATATTAGGCAGAGCCCTACGAATAAGTGATATTAAGATTGGGTCCCAACCAGCATTGACACCACCACCGATATTTCCGCCGGAAATATTGTTAGTAGGCGCCGCCTCCATTAGGTTGTCCTCTTTCATCGCTTTTTCTTGGTTCTCTAATACAACTGTGGTAACAGCTTTCCTGTAAGAATCCTTAATTTCACTTAAATCAGGATGCTCAAGAACTGGCTGCCACTTTTCTTGTAAATTTTCAGTTTGAAACATTGTTTCTCTCCTTGTTTTTTAAAAAATTACACCCTCACTAAACTTTAACTTTAGTAAGTGTATTAGAAATTGCGGCGGTGTAAGCAGCCATCGCTTCATTACTACCACTCTTCAGAGTAGCGTCACCGACCACGGAATCAACATCTTCTTTAGATGATGGTTCACTTTTTGTTTTAGGGAAGTAAGATTCTTTAATTACATCTAACTTCTTACTAAAATCTTGTTCGTCTTTGAATTCGATATTCTCTGCTAATTCTTTTAACTTTTCAGTTTCAGTATCAGCGAGTCCATCAGCGGCCTCAGAAAAAATTTTTTCTTTAGAGAAAGTCGAGTTAGACTTAGAAAGTTCAACATTCTTCGCCATTTCTTCGTTTAGTTTTTTCTCTAATTCTTCTTTTTCTTTTGCCATCGCTTCTAAGACATCATATTTTTCTTCAGGAACATCAATATAATGTTCTTTGAAAAGAGTTTTTAGTCCAGAAATGAAATCCTCAGAAATTTCAGATTTAATTCCTCTGTCAATCGCTAATTGATTGTCTTTGATCCACTCTTCAACTACATAGTTTAGATATGAGTCAACTTTCTCAACTAGTTCTTCTTTAACAGCAGAAACTTTTTCTTCTACTTCTTTTTCAGATTTTGCTTGGATTTCTTTTTCTTTCTCAGCAAGGCGTGTCTTTACAGCAGTTTCAAAAATAGTCGCAGCCTTCTCTTTAAATTCTTCAGATAGGTCAGCGTCAGCAGAAACTAGTGCTTCAACATCTTTTGACAAGTCAATTTCTGTTTCTGTATCTTCAGCGACTACTTCGTCCTCTGATTCAACTTCTTCTTCTTTCAAACTATTTCCTGGTTTGAAATCGCCTTGACCGGCAGGATTACTACCGTCATTAGCGTCTTTATTGACCTGGTCTTTTACTTGCTTGCTTTTATTTCCAGCATTGGAAGGTCCTTTTCTTGCGTCATCAGGTTTGACAACCGCAGCACCAAGATCCTCTGCTTCATTTGAAAGCGGAGTAGGTTCAGCAGGAACAGCATTTTTTGTAGGTGCGTTAGCCGCTACATCTTCGTTTATCTGTTCTTCTACTGTTTCCACTTCTTTTACTTCAGTATCAGACATTTGGTCTCTCCTTTTTTAATTCTAGAATTAAAATCGTTAATTATTCGACTGTAAATATTTATAAGAAATTTTATTTTGACTTCCCGTATAATAAATTAAAGTACGCAATAATTATAGTTTACTCATAAAGTCTTGAAAAACTGCAACTTTTGCTTGATCTAACTCAGCACGCTTTGCCTCTTCAATAACTTTACGATATTTTTCAATTTCTAGAGATTGAATCTTACCATTATCCCATATCCATTCTTTGCCTTCCATAATGCCTTCTACGAAAGCGTCAGGCGCTGATGGGTCTGCAACTATATCAGCAGCAGTTGCGAGATAAAAGTCATTGTTTATGACATTTTTGCCATTAACTTGTTTCATTGATCCCATACCTCTAGATGATACACCTAATTGGGCACCCTCGTCAATTAAATTCTTAACGATTTTACCGTATGGTGTATCCATTACTTTTGCCTCACCTATAAAGTTTTTACCTTCTGGTTTCAGACTAGTAATCATATGTGAAACTCTTTCAAGATTCACAGTTGGTCCGTCAGGATGTCCTAAC